TTGTCTCTGATAAACAACAATGTTCAATGGTGGTATGTAAATCCGTACCATGTTCTTCAACTGGATTAGTATGCATTAATAAACAAACTTTATCTCTATGTTCAGGTGACAATGCTTCTACGAATTTGTCAAATGCAAGAATTACATCAATCGGTTGTTTTCTACGAATGTTTCTATTATTCCAATAAAGAACAAATTCATACTCCTTATCACCAAAAATACTTTTCTTAAAGTCTTGTGGAACATCTACCGGTTTGTATAATTCGGAATTAATTCCATGTGGTACATAACTAACTTGCCAATCGGCAGGTTTAGTCCAATGTTTTTCTTTATCCCAACTCCAAACTCTTTTGGTAATACCATAAGTTTGTTTTGAAATACAACCAATCCAATCACAACTTTCGTAGTAATCTCTATTGTATTTTGGGTCTGGTAAATCATCCCAAATATGATAAAAGAATAAAGGCACCGATTGACGGATTTCATGTTCAATATCATATAACCAAATCCAATATCTCGGGTCAGTAAAGTGTAAGATTGCATCAGGTTTTTCGGCCATTAATAATTGACGAATTACATCTGCATTACCATATCCATCAAATGGATAAATTTTTACACTTGCATCTTTTACACCAGTTGATTCTCTCACACTATCATTTAGATCCAAAACCTTACCAGCTTCTGGATGTTTAATTGCAGCTCCTAACTGAACCCAATCATACTTGTCAACCGTTCCTAATACTAATTGTTTGGAAACATTGGCGATACCACTCGCCATTCTCAAATCATCTGATAATAACAGAATCTTCTTTTTTGCCATAACTTATTTTTAAAATATATATTGTTTAATTTAAATTTTTTAATCCTCTATCACATATTCCTCTATCAAAAAACTCACACCATTCACATAGTTTGGTTGCATTCTTTGGGAATTCTACATCGGTTCTATAATTACCATCTTTGTCAAATACACTTTCCACAAATTCAGTAAAACCTTTCCAAGCTTTATTTACCGACACCTTACCATTTGCAGGTACATGCTTACTGATTCTATGTGTTGGGATGTCCTCTCTTACTTCAACTTTTCTTTTCAATATGATAAATTCAACATCAATCACATCTTCGGAAATACCAATCAATTCAGCATAGAACTTTTTGTATAATAGGATTTGTGCACTTTTAACTGGGTCTGATTTTTGATATTTACTCCAACCCCTTGTAGAAGTTTTAAAGTCAATGATTCTATATCTGCCTGTAAAGGTATCTCTGATAATCAAATCTATGAAACCCATAAAGTTTACATTCTCTGAAATCTTTGTGTTTATAGGTTGTTCAATTGCTACCAACTCATCGTGTTTTAACGAAAAGAATTTGTTAAAGTTTTTGGGTTTTTGAAACCAATCTAATAAGACATTTCCATCTTCTAAAAACTCCACCATTTCTTCTTTGGTGCATATTGTAGTATTACCTATTTCACCTTCGGTTTCTTTAAGATATGCATCTCTCATTCTTTCTTTAAGATATTCCTTTAAGTCAATCATTTTGTCAGCTTGTGACTTTGATATTCTTAAACACTTCTCCAAATAATTTTGTAGTGTCTCATGCATTGCAGTTCCAAAGATTGAATGAATGTTTGATGATGATTCACCTAACTTATCTATGTATGCTAATTTATATTGTTGTGGGCAACTATGCCACATACTATATTGTGAAAATGATACTCTTGCCATAATAACTGTAATATAAGACAAATAATTGGATTTACCAAATTATATCTTAAGTTTCAATTTAGTTATTTGCTTTTTATCTATACCATATTTTTCACAAACATATTTCATATATTCTCTACCTTCTCTAGTTGAATAAAGAACTTCCAAATATTCAATTGCTTGATTTTCTGAACAATCATATTCTTTCTTTAGTAAGTCAACTATGAATTGTTCGTATTTATCCTCTGATTTTCCTTTTATATATTTCAAAAAGTATTTACCTTTTGGAATAACACTAATATACAACTTATACATTTCTTTTGGTTGTAATGTTTGTGTTAAAGGCAACAGAGATGCTACCAACTCAACCCATTCAGGTTTCATTGATAGAAATCTATTTATCATAAAATTACTCCAAGTCTTAACATCTTCGTCAGATAATTTGTCAAAATACTTAGGGTCTTGTATGGTAGTTATTGCATTGATATGGTCAAACAATTTTGCTGCCACTATTCTGTGATTTTTGTTTCTTGTAATTCTTGTGGCAATAATTCGTTTAATGCTTTACCACAACTTGCACATACATACAATTCAATAGGCATAACCGAATCTTTTGGTTGACCTGTTAATAAACGAGATATCTTTTTAAATCTATATGCTGGTAAAAATATCTTTCCACCACATTCACAATCCATATCTCTTGCATCGTTTAAGTTAAAATTCGTTGGTAATTGTTGTCCTTGTTCCATTTTGTTTATTTTATAATGTTTAATATTTGTATAATTGTAGACATAAATACGATTTCTTTATCTACTACTAATGCATCTTTTGAAAGACCATCAGCAATAGTTAAAATCACATTTGCTACATTTCCTGTTGCATATTCGTCCACTTTGTCGTATAACATTGTATACATTTCGGAATAGTCGTTTAATTTGTTATCAGCTACTGACTGTCTAATTTTCATAAACATATTTCGTTTGTCATCAGATTCCTTTAACAATTCAATAAGCTTAGTTGCAAAGTTTGCTTCAACCATTACTCTATGGTCTACTTTCAATTCACCTTTTGCAGATTGTAATTGACAAGTATTAAGTATTCTTCTAATATCTGGGTAATATGAATTAATCACATCAGCCATATTCTTTGGTTCATACTTAATCTTTTCTGCATCTAATATCTTTGCTACCTGAATTGCTACATCCTTTTTAGTCGGAGGAGTAATTGCGAAAGACTGACATCTACTTTGAATAGGGTCAATAATTTTCTCAATGTAATTACAAGTTAAGATAAATCTACAATGTTTGCTGAATGTTTCCATTAAGTTTCTCAAAATAGCTTGTGCTCCGGGTGTCATATAATCAAACTCATCTAATATGATTACTTTGAAACCTGCAAACCCAACCGATGATGCAAAGTTCTTAACTTTTGTTCTTACGGTATCCACATTGTTTTCATCCGATGCGTTGATAATCATAAAGTCACATTTAATTGTGTTTACGATTAACTTTGCAAGTGTGGTCTTACCAGTACCCGCTTTTCCGTATAACAACAAATGTGGTATATCGTTTGCATCCAAATATTGCTGAATTGTTTCTTTGATGGTTTCATTACCAACATAATCAGCAAGACTTTGTGGGCGGTATTTCTCCACCCACAAACTATGTTCTCTTTTGTTTATATCGTTTGCGAAAAAACTCATATTATTTTCCAGTTGAACCGAATCCGCCTTCGCCTCTTTCGGTGTTTGTTAATTCATCTACTTCTTTAAATTCAATTGGTGGGTGTGGGATAATTATAATTTGCATAATCCTATCACCAACACCATATACAAAACTACCACTTTGAGATGATAATGACCTTTGATTAAATGTTGCCTGTATTTCACCTCTATATCCACTATCAATTACACCTACCGAATTACTCAATGATAAATCGGTTTTACGAATGGATGAACGAGGGAATACTAATCCTACAAATCCTTCGGGTATTTCCATTGCTAATCCTGTTCCGTATGTAATTTGTGTGCCATCAAACTTCATTGATGTTGCCACTAAATCCATACCGGCATCACCATCTTTTGCATAAGTGGGGATAACTGCTTGTGGACTAAGCTTCTTTATTTTGACTTGCATTCTCTCTTTCTTTTTTTGTTTCTTCACTAATTTCTCTTGGGAAAATTCTAAATGTCATTCCGTTTTGTTGAAAATTTAATCCCTCATTTTCAATTGGTTTTAATTCTATAACTAATGGTGTAGGTTTTTCATTTTCATTTGACCATGCAAACACAATTGCTTCATTATTAAAGAATTGAAAACACCATTCAACATCTTTAATTGGTTGTGCTTCGGTTGTATCAATACTACCCGCATCTTGTTGTTGTAATTCTTCTTGTGGGAATAATTCTAATTGTTCTTTCATTTTATTAATTTGAGATTTCTACTAAATAATATTTACATACAAAATCATCAATTTGGAATTCAACATTCGATAATCCGTCAGTTGAAACTTTTAATTTTGCTGATGTTGCTTCTTTGTTTGCTGTTAAGATTTCTTTCAAATATTTTGCTGAGAAAGAAATTGGTTTTACTGTTTCTGCGTAATCTTTTTGTGCAGTAAATGTAACTCGGTTTGTAGAGATAGAAGAATAACCAATTGCCATCTTTAAATCACCACCTTCGGTAAAGATTGTGAAAGTATCTACATCACTCAATGCACCTTTTGCTTTGATAAATTTGTCAATCATATTAGATGCCATTTCAATTGAAA